GTAGTGCCACAGTGCGAGCAACACTTGTCACGATCCAGAAACTTACTAAAGGTTTTCTTGTTCATCATCATCCCAAGGGTCGTATTTTTTAGCTGGCATCTCACCTGGTTGGAAACCCATAGCAAGCTGTGTGTCTGCCAAACCACTGGTAGGTGTGTCGGTGATGTCCTGCTCTGTGCAACTGTGTTTCTTTCGCCACTCTCTGACTAGCACAATAGCTTTGGCCTCGTCAGTTTTGAACTTGGCACCACATGAGCAGGTTTCGGCAATCACCAGCCAAGGCTACCAGCTAGGCATGTTTCCACTGTATTTCGACATTTTTGCTGATAACTGCCATCATTGTGGCTTGGTCTGACAGGGTTCTTAGCTTGGTTCGGACCCTGTTGTATTCGGCTTTTGCTAGCTCAGCCTTTAGCTTTTCCTCTACTGCTTGCAATTTAGCCACAGCTTGCCGATCTGCCACAGTCCCAGCGTTGTTGATAAAGGCTAAAGACACAGCCTTGTCATAAGCGGCTTCTGCATCAGCCATCTTGCACTCAGCGTCATAAAGGGCACTAGCCCCCTTGTCCATCTCCGTTGTTATGCGTTGGAGTTCCTGGACTATGTGGCTCGGTGTAATAATTTCCATCTCTTAGCCTTCTCGCTCTCTCTCTTTGTAGTTGCCACAGCTCTGATACAAGGTCAAGTTCGCCTCGCTCAAACTGCTGTTGCAGACACTCTTGCAGCTCAACTATTGAGGTTAGAAGTATCCTCTGTGCTTGTCGGTCCAACTGCTAGTTCCTGTATCTTTGCGAGGGTTGCCGGTGCTGCATTAGCAGTCTTGGCTTGGCTGTATAGCAATCGTAGCCCCTCGATGTCATTGCCTAGATCTGTTGCCATTGCAATCCAGTCTTTGCTTGTTGCTTTAGGTGTTGCACCTCTATCGACCTTTTCCATCTCTTGTCTGCTTGTTCTCTTGTTGCCTGAGTATCCAGCGTTGGCTAGTGCTCTACCGATTGCCGAGGTTTCAGCGTTCTCTAGTGCAGATGTTTTGTTAGCCATACCCTGACCATCAACCTCAAAAGCTAGACCTGTTGCCTTTGGCTTGTCGGTAATGTCATTGAGGTAAACCGATGCTTTGACAACCCAGGTGCTGACCTGTCGGTCCTGCAAGGTTGTGATGTTCTCAGTGATGATTCTGCCATCAGGGTTGTCTTTGTAGAACCGCCTGATGCGTTCCTCAACTGTTTCGTAATCGTTTAGGTTGAACTGTGCCATTTATTTACCCTTCTCGTGGTGCAGGTAGGGCATCCCACCTGCTCTTGATCTGAGGCTAATGAGGTGGTCCCCATAAACTAGCCCTCTCTTTTTACCTTCCATAGCTTTTACGACTCTACTCTTTAGCTCGGTCAGTTTGGTGTTAGCAGCCTCTGCATCTGTCACAGCGTTGAAGTAGTGGACCCCTAGCTCATCAAGGTCAACCTCGCCATCCTCGATGTTTGGGTTTAGTGCTCTGACTGTTTCTAGTGTTGAGTTGCTACCATCCCAGTCAGGCATCTTTAGCTCTAGGCAAGCCTGTCGGAATCTGACAGCAGCCTCAAATAAAGTGTCAGCCTCAAACTGGTCCCACTCAATGTCGTATTCCTGGTAGCTCGACCCTGCTAGTGCGACAAGCTTGGCTTGCTTGATACCAAAGACCTTCATGTACCAAAGCACTTGTGCTCGATAACTCTGTGGCACTTGTGTCCAGTAATCCCTAGAAAACTTGACCTCAACAATGCCCCAGTTGCCATCCGCATCTAGGTAAAGACCATCTGGGTTTGCTCGCATCCAAGGGTAGGTTTTGTTAGCCCAAGTTCCTGTTGTCAAGATTGTTAGCTCAGGGTGCTCGTCTGCAAACAGTTGCAGGATAGGTTCCTCAAGAATTGTGCCAAGCTTCATGCTCATGTTTGGCGTGACCTCATCAGGGATTTGTCCGGTCTTTTTAGCCCACAAAGTTATTGGCGAGGTCCATGAGCTGAGTGAGGCACAAGCGGCAATGTCGCTGCCACCGATAACACCTGGCTCGTTGCGTAGCTCATGCCACTCAGGACTGCCGTTTGCAAAGTCCCCTAGTAGGACTGCATCAAGCAACTGGTTTGATTCGCTTGGTAGTTTTGATACTGGCAAGGTGTTCCCTCTCTTTCATCTTGTCCGGCAACCCACGCTAACTCTCTCGGCGTGGGTTTGCCATTTAGGTTGACTTTAGTCTAAGTTGACCCTATGACAAGACAACTTGAAAGAAAATACATTGAGCTACAACACGCCATTACTGAGAATGGGGGTGTGCAATGTAGCCAGTTGCCTGAGTGCTTTTTTCCAGAGGATGAGCCTGATTTGTACCTGCGTAAAAAGTTAGTTGCAGTAGCAAAAGAAGTCTGTAATGACTGCCCTGTCAGGCTAAGGTGCTTTGACTATGCCCTGTCAGCCCACATGGTAGGCATCTGGGGTGGGACTACTACCGAGGAAAGGCAGAGGCTTAGGACTTCTTAGTGTCCTTGTCGGCAATCTTGCCAAAGCTCTTGTTGATCTCATCAACGTCAATCTCGCCATCGGCAAGGTATGAGCGTGAGAGTTCCTGAGCCACATCTATAATTCCTGCAAAGGCAGCCATAGCAACTGCTTGCATAACCTCAAGCCCGATTACAGCTCCACCGACAAAGATACCGGTGACCTTGAGGATGATTACAGCTAGTGTGCGTCTTGCGATGTCTAACCACATAGGTCAGTCCTTTCGTAGAGGGTAAGTTGCAGCCCAAATAACAATGGTGATGAGAATTGCCCAGCCAGCAAAGTCTTTAGCCGAGCCTTCGAGTACGACCCAGGCGATGCCTAAGCCCAAAACAGTCCAAGCTTGGTCAAGCTGGTCTTTGATAAACTTCAAGGTTTCCTACCTGCTAGTGCCACTTGGGTCACGATTACCGAAGCAACCACAACCTGCTGGGCCTGTTCTCTGACTTCCGGTGTCATGTCCGAGCCGATTGAGCGTAGGTTATTTACAAGTTTACCGACTGCCTCTAACGCTAGTTCGATGCTTATTGTTTCCTCTGGCAATGTTGGCTCAGGTGTAGGTTCACTCGGAATTGTCGGCTCTGTGGGGCTTGTAGGAGCCTCAGTAGGCTCTGGGGTAGGCGTTATGACCTCTGGGGGCTTTGTCGGCTCTACAGGGCTTACAGGGCGTTCTGGAGTAGGTTCTGGTTCAGGGGTTGGTGTAGGGGTTGGTTCTGGGGCTATGGGAGCCACAGGCTCAACAGGTACAGGCTCAGGGTCAGGTCGGACAACTTCCTCAGTCCTAACAACATCCTCGGTTCTTTCGACATCTCTGCTCACATCCTCGGTGCGTTCAACCTGCTCAGTTTCCGGTGCAGGGCTTGGGCTGATCTCAGGGCTAGGCGTAGGGTCAATAGGGGCAGGAGCACTATAACCAGGATGGTAAAGCAGAGCAGGGTCCAGCTCGCTGCCGTCACTAGATACAACGCTAACAAAAGTGGTGAACTGACCAGCATAACCACCCTCGCAGTAGTGCTGGGCAATGTTGCCTTTATCCAGGAAGTAGCTGTTTTCATTGTCCCATCCAACCTGTCTAGTAATTGTATTGCCAGTTGAGTCCTGGCAGGTGATTGAGGCCCAAGCTATTGCAGCGTAGGCAGGGGTAGGTTGCCAGATCATAAAGAATAAAAAAAAGCCCACAAGCATGACTCGTAGGCTTTTAGTTTTGGCTAAGTTATTTAGCACTCTTGGGCTTCACCACTGGGGGCTTAGGGGCTTTAGGCTCTGGCTCGTGAACTGGAGCAGGTAATACTTCACCTGTGTCTGGTGTTGGTAGTCCAACCTCTGCATCTAGTTCCCACTTAGCAATAGTGGCTTTGACAAACTTTAGAGGGTCAACATAGCCCTTTCCGTCTGAGGTCCACTTTAGGAACTTGCCCTTGCAAATCTCAAAGTGTAGGTGTCTGCCAGCAGATGCACCTGTGTTGCCCATGATGCCTAGTCGAGTACCAGCCTTGACCTTCTCACCCTTGACAACAGTTAGTGAGTTCTCAACCATGTGTGCGTAGCGTGTTGTGTACCACTCTCCATTTATCTTTGAGCGAATGTCAACATAGTAGCCAACACCGCCGAGTGAGCCGTCTGGGTTCTTTAGCTTTGAGGTGCCGGCAGCAACGACAGTGCCGTCATGCCAGGCCTCGTTCCAAATCTTTGTCTTTGGTCCCCAGAGATCGCAACCATTGTGATGTTTCTTATACTTCTCGATTGGGTGGATTCTCCAACCGAATGGTGAGGTGACTTTCCAGTCTTTGCCAAACTTGCCGTCAAGGGGCATCTGAGGTTTGCTTTTCATTACTTTCCTGTCATGTTGATTACGAGTCCGAGGATGGCAATAACTGCACCGGTCAGCCCTGCATAGGCAATACGCTCAATCCAAGCAAGGCGAGCCAGCGTCAGCTCTACTTCTCGCAACCGGTCAGGCACTTGATCCAGGTGATTAAGTTTCTCCAGGATTGCCACAAGGGTTTCCCCATGCTCAAGTTGCTTGGCGTAAATTGCCTGCTGGGTTATGCGAACCCCAGTTGTTTCCTCAGCCATTATGCGGTGATAGCAGCGATTTCAGAGTCAGTCAGACCCAGAGCTTTTAGCTTGGCATTAGCAGAGGCTTTGGCTGTTTCTTTTGCTTCCTCGGCAGCCTTGCGTTCTGCTTCCTGAGCTTCGTAAGCTAGGCGGTCAGTTTCTCGCTGTGCTAGTTCCTCGGCTGTTAGGGGTACTTCTGTTGCTTCGCCTGTTGAGCAGTCCACTACTAGCTTGGTTAGGATTTCTGTCATTTTCTTTTCTTTCTTGTTAGCTTGTTGTTACTATTCCGTCAGAGCCTTTTAGTATGCCGTAAAGAGAAACCATACAACCAGCAGCCAGTCCACCAGCGTAAGGTGAGTTGATTCTTATAGATGTAATAGCGTCAGCGACATTCCAAAGTTGAGCGTTTAGTTGTTGCTCAGCAAATGTCGCATTGTTTTCGCCAACCGAGTCTATTGAGAAAGACTTGCCTGTGCTTGCGGTGTAATTGGCAATGTAAGCCGTTCCGTTTCCAAAAGTGTTAGCGGTATCGTCAGAGGAAACTTGAGTAAAGAAATTGTCGGTAAAGCTTGCTGGACTTCCTGAACCCTGACCTCGCAAAGCTCGGCTAGTCGCTTGTGTCGCATAGGTATTGAAGTCAAGCCTAAAGGCTCGACCACCGCTTGCTTGATTTCCTGTTGAGTTTCTCAGGCTCATCACCAAAACAAGGTCAGTATAGGTCTGCGGTATAGAGGTGAACTCAATAGAGGCAGCAGCAGTAGCTAGGGTTTTAGATTCTATAAGTTTCATTAGGCGATTACTCCGTAAAGGGATGCTGTGGTTCCAGCTTTTAGGGTAGAGCTATTTGGGAACACCGAAATAGAGGTGATGGCACTTGTGCTTGCCCA